CCGGTAGGAACCGTTTTATGTGCAAAGCCTATACTAATTCTACAAAACATATAAATATCGAATTTAACATGGTATCCATATACACATACTAATTTTGCTTACCATCAGATTTAAAACTGGGGCTGAGTTCTTTACGCTGCTCAGCTAAAGCTTCTTCAATCATCAATTTGAAATTATCGAGATCTTGGGGTTTACTGTATGAACTGATCCAATCAGCCACTCTATCGTTGTATGTGAGATGTAAATCATTACACATATGTGATATACCAGCACGCTGGGCCACCTCTTTCATTAAGACCCGTTGTTCCTCGTATTTAGTTTCTCCATGATGAAACCACTCTCTTAGAGCACCATCTATATTTTGTGCACAAGCACTTTCTTCGGTATCCACACTATTCTTGCTACGCATGAAACAATGCAAAGACTTATAAATAGACTTATCTAAAAGAGCACCTGTGTGAACTCCCAATTTGGGATGCCACACGCTAAAACGCTTCAGAAACTCAAATTCCTCTGGTGGGAGGAAATCTAACAATTCTGATTCTTTATCAGGCATGGTGTATACTTGTCCATAATCAGCCAAAAAGCGAGAACACTCTTTGATTGTAAACTTATCAACACCTTTTCTGACAGAGCCAATATTGTCGTCTCCGTAAGTCATAATAGCAACGTTGTCACGAAACCTCATGCGTTCCTCAAATGACGCAGCCTTATACTGCGAATAAAAGAAACATCTTAGGTTAAGTGACCCACAAATACCATTGATAATAACTGTCAAAGAATTACCACTGATATGTGTGCCTTCGGTGAGACCTATAAGATCGCCATTGAAAGCAATGTAAGCGAACACAATGTCGCCTGTCATAGCTTCCATGATTCGTAGGTCTTCCTCACTATAGCAACATTCCCGTGCAAAATCCATCAATATGCGCAAAGATGCTAAAATGAGTTGAGCTGGTAACTTTTGGTCATACTTACCATAATCTCCACCAAACAACCTATCCGTGCCAAATTGAGTTGCATGTCTGTAAAACTGCTCCCATTCTGGACCATAACAATTAATACCTACAGCGCACTCAGATTTTAATGGATTCATCTGTAGCACACGCAAAATTGGTAAATAATATTTACGAATAAGATAGGTCAACGAAAGTGCATTACCATAAAAGATTCTACACTTATCTTTTGCAAGAATTTCGTCCTTCTTGCAAGCCTTAGCTATAGGATAGCCTCGCTCGCCGCGTTTGTAACATTCCTCTATGCGATAGATCTCATCCATCAGGACCTGTTCAAATTCACGGTTGTTGGGCCATTCCTCTGTAGGCTCTAACTCAATAACAAATTCTCTCTTGGGACCACTCAAAGGGAATCCGACTGAAGTATTGAGTTTAATTGCATCCATAAACTTCTTGCCTTTAATACCACAAATGTTTTCCTTATCGGACAAAGGTGTACTCTTGCGCCACATAGGCTTTCTAAAAATGTCTAGAAGTGGTTCCTTGTAATCCTTGATTGCTAACTCAAGTAAATCACATGGATATGGATGCGCCGGAACGGCCATGTTAGCCAAGCAAGGTGCCAACCATACCAATCCGGATTCAATTTGGGCCCACGATAAATATTAGGTACACCACACACATCTGTAATGTGTGTACTTATGGGTGTCACTTTTACATCTGATTTAGTAACAGCACGCCCCAAGCATGAGCCGAAATATTCTATCTGTGAGTTCTTTGGAAGATAATTAAGGGCACTTTTCTTGTGAAGGGAATCAGGTTTCATAATCTGAACGCCAAGAACCTTGGCTTCAAATTTACCTGCCTCACCAGATAAGACAACGCCTTCCTTACTCCTTAAGTCCTCAAAGGCCGCGAATAGTTGTTGCTGAGTGATACTACCGTATACACCTACCGGTGTACCAGCAGTACCACCCAAATGTACTCCAAGTATGACACTTCCATTGGTCTCTGAAACTAATGTAGCCCCACAAAGACCATCAAAAGTATTGATGGTCAAATTCTTGTACATACCACCATTAAATGAATGGATGGTCCGAACTATTCCAGGCGATGTCATACCCTTAGCGGTTATGAGATCGCCATCCTTCTTGCGCCAATGCAGTCGGAACGGCACAGAAGGCATGTCTCCAGTTGGAAAATTATTCACCAAGTTCTTGAATGATCCTCCATTTGGGACGTAACACACACGCAAATCAGAATTCGGAATTAAGTGTGAGTAGTTAATATGTAAACATGCTACAAATTTACCACCGCTTGCTTCAGGGTTCTTCTTACGAAATGTGCATTTCAATTCATCACCAAACTCTGTGAAATAATGGTTTGGAATCAATATCACGTTAGACGATAACATCAATCCGTTGACCATACCATTTCCATCATCGGTGTGAATTGTACCGTATAAGAGGGCTTTCTTAACGATATTGTCCACATGATCTGTTGACATACGTTTAGATGTTTCTGCGATTGGCAATTCCCTTTTGACCACACCGGTCCAAGGGTTTATAGCTTGATCGCGTTCCATAACCTCTACTTCGGTTTCGGGTTCCAGAGAACCCTGGACACCATGAATATTCTCCTTATACGCACGGTAAGCACGCGCTAAACCGTACAAAGCCGCTAAACCAATGGATGTTTTGCAAATAATAGATGCATACTTGTCACGATAGGTTTTAAGCATTGGAGATATTTCCATATTGATATCCCTCAGTTTTTGAAATAGTTCCTCCTCAACTACTTCATACAAATCCTTCGTGGCAGCGAAGTATCTGTTGATGCTATATAAAGCCAATGGTATTGATATAATGGCAGGAAATATTATTAACTCCATTGCCAGTGATAATATGAGTGACAACAAAAATCTTCTCATTTCACTTTCATAAGTTTCTAAAATCCTATCTTTATACAACCATCGGACGACATCCGGGGCTCGTTCATGCTCAACATATTGCACGGGCACATATTTCACCCACTCCCAGGTGTTTAGAAATTGTGTTCCCTTTTCATATATGAGTTTTGAAGCCTCTTTGTCGACTCTATCATATAGTGCCTCCACAGGATTAACAGGGTCCTTGAGTTTGAACCATGTACGCCGTAGAGAATTGACGGTTTCTATGCCAAAATGCGGATCACACGGTTGGCACGATGGCGGAGGATCCCTACTACTATCACAAGGCTGACATATTAAGGGAGGTCCGTCGGAACCATTACCATCCATTTGTAACCCAAATGGTTGGACAACCGTTTCTGGATGATCAGGACAGTTACCTTGCAATTGAATGCAACCAGGGCTAAGACACTTTTTCATCTTATGCCCTCTGAGTCGCATACCTTTAAGCAAGGCTTCTTGGTTCTTCCTGTGCTGATTAAAATCCTCAATGGCCCATTGAATACATTCACCCATTGATACATCTACCATTTTCTTACCTCTATATTCAATTGGAACATAAGTGGCTACTTGGCGAAGATCTTTGGGTGCGACTGCAACTTCTATAGATACAGTCCATATATCATCGAACATTGGTGGATTATAAACGCCATCAACTGTGTAAAACTCTGTAACCTTACGGGAATCAATTCCGCAATAAATGCCATTTGATATCCTTTGAAACTCAGGTTTAGCTTTGACAGTGATAACGATCATCCGTCTCTGAATGGAATAGGGACAATTAGAATAAAGACCTGCGTCTAAATCCTTCTTGTTAGTCGTCGCAAGAGCGATCCACGGCTCTACAAAACATTTTCCTTTAGCTTCCAATTCAGCTTTAGGGGCATAAAACATCTGGTTGTTACAGACATCTAAAATGGCCCTAGTGGGGGGACGTTCAGTAAACTGAGCTTTGTCGTTGGAAACATCATCAAAAATCATTACTAATTTATCAGAAGTCCAATTGGACATATATTTATCACCAGGGTTATACGCACATCTAAATTGTTTATCTAATGGCATATTTTGGCTGGTCATAACAGCATCGAGTAACTGGTCACCCAGTGTAGTCTTACCTTGACTACTTTCACCAAAGAGCTCGATTGCCCAAGGTGAGTGCCTGACACCACAGGCTATTTTCATGGCAGCAAAGTCATGTTGCATCAGCAAAACTTTTGTAACTTTGTCAGTAACCAACTTTTTATCAAATCCAGTTAAGGATCCTTCTAAATTGATTAATGATGTAGACAAATCGTTAAGGCGCCGTTCAAATTGTTGATCCGACATATCTGCAAATTTCTTTAAATTGCCATTACGCACTAATTGAAACCAGGCACTAACACGTGCAAACTCAGTATCAAGTTCCATTGCCATACGATCATTGACCAATAAAGGCTTTAAAGAACCTGTCTTAAAACATAAGTAAGCACCTTCTGTGAAAAATACCACAGTTTCAAATAGTGCGTCTACGACATCGAATGCTGTCATATGTTTCTCACAAAGATCTGGTGAGAAAACTTTAAATTGTCCAACGCTAAAAGATAGTGACGTAACGTCACACAATCCTAACATTACTAGACAACCTATTAACTTGGATATCTGTTTAAAAGCTCTATTGCCCTTACAGAGATTCCAATTTTGACGCATATCCCTAAGGCATTCAAGCCATTCGGGTGTGATGTCTGATTGCGGTGAAACCAATAACTCTTCCATAAAACCTTTGACGGTTTTAAAGATTGACTTAGAAGTTCTACCTTGAGCCCAAGTTAAAACAGAGGTTATGACACCCAGCGTTGTGCTTTGCTGGGATAAATTTACTAATAAAAGTAAAAGACCTTCAGTTTCTCTTAGGATCTTATCTGGAACATCAATATTTGCAAATCGAGCCAAAGCATCGACAGCAAATGTAGCTGACGCAACGGATTCCAAACCAAATTGAGGGTCAAGTGGATCCTCGTGTACGGCTTGGTAATTGAGCTCTTCGATAGCATCAAAAGATGGCTTCCAAAGAGCGCGGTGTTTCCACACAGATTGTGTAGTGAATCGTCGGCGAGCCGACGTGAATTTATCACCGCGTTTGAGCGCATAAGATGCGCGTCGTAGGTCCTTAAAGGACCCGGTCTCGTAGTCAGAATTAATCGAATTACGAAACATTGTCAAAATTACCACTTAAAACTCGTTGTAAATAATATAAAAACTTTAATTGCATGAAGAAGTGGTTTTCTTGAATTTGATGAACGGGGTCTTGGTAACCCTATTCTAATGACTAAGTCATATAGCTTTCTACAAGCACTAACAAGCGTGCGATCAGGATTTCGGATTTATCCATTCGGTACCGGCCTACACGCTAACTTGTTAATGAACTGTAACACGTTATTTGCTAAAATGGAAATGCAACGATGTTCTCAAATGAGAAGCCAATCAGGGTTTGACGAAACCTGAATTGGTGTGCTTCATACACTACGTTACAAATTACATAATAACATTAAATCGCCTAACAGTAGTAACCAGGTATAGTTCTACATCTTCAGACAGAAGAATCAAATGTGAGCAAGAATAACAAACGCTCACGAGCAGGGTGGCAGCCCTGCAAATCCTCAACATAATAAATGGAATACGTTAGATCATGAATTGCTTGATCGAACATAAAGCCACGTAAGGCTGAGACACGGATTGAGTCAATAACAGGTTGACTGAACCGTCGTTGTGATTTCCATATATATAAAACATGGGGGGGATCGCTAGTTTAGCACGATCGATACTTAGAATAAAACGTTGTTGATGTGTTAAAATAAACTAATAGACGTCGAAGGACGCGAGAGGGCATGGTATGCCCAATGCGACGTCGAAGGTCTACTAGGGCAAAGACTGCCAATTAATTTAACTTGCACTAGACTCGGGGGTTGCCCGAGTCTAGGCTAACACTGCGCACGGAATTTCC